CTTCTTGCTGGCGATGATAGAAAGCTCTCCGATCGGCCCGGCGGCGATGATCTCGGCAAGCTCGGGCAGAACGGGAATCGTGACGCGCGTTTCGGTTTTCTCGGTGTCGATCGTGATAACGCCGTTCCGGATGTGCTGCCGGCCAAGCCGGGCAGCGTCGCCGCGGCGCAGGCCGGTAAAACAGAAAACGCCGAACATAACCCGTTCGCGGGTGCCGATCGGCCAATGGCGCTCGAACTGCTCGATATCGTCCTCGGTCCAGACTGGAAAGCCTTTTGTCTTTGGCTTCGCGATGGCTTTGCCGGCGGTCGGGTCTGATGTGACGTGCTGCGCCGATATCGCCCATTTGAACATGCCGCGCATAGTGTCAACGAAATGCCGGGCGGCGAATGGCTTGCGGCGGTCGATGCCCTTTTGGATCGCGCCGGCGGTGATCTTCGAAAGCGGCTGATCGGCGCTGGTGGTAAGAACCTGGCGCATGATGCGCTCGCGCTGCTTCCTTGTCGCCAGCGATAGATTTTTCCAGTCGTCAACCTGGCGGTAAAGAAGCCATAGCCATGCAAGAGACCCTTTCGCGGCGGCTGGCGTGGCGCCTGGTCGCTTCCCTTCAAGCGCGGCCTGATAGTTATCTTCGAATTCCGGTGAGCCGTAGGCGCCCTTAATTCTGATCCTCGGGCCCTTCCCAATGCGGACATACCAAACAACGTTGCCGTGTCGGTTTGTCTCCTTGTGAAGATGCTGCGGGCGTGGGCGGGGCATGAGGGCCATTAAAGGATAACTTCGGCGTCGGCTTCAACCTGAAAATGGGACTTTTGGCCCGGCTCGGCGGTCAGACTGATCCGGATCGTTCCGTCAGGCCGCAATTCGACGGCGCCAGCGCCGGCCTGCTTCGCGGCGCGGATCGACCGCGCAACGTCGGCTTGGGTGAATCGGGCTGCGGTGCGGCTCATTGGCTCCCCTCATTGGCGCTGGCCGGGGAGAGGGCGGCGTCGATTTCGCCAGCAGCGACAAGATCGTCGGCAAGATGTTCGATCTCAGTTTCGATCGGAACGTGCTGCCGCGCCAATGCCTGCTCAGCAAGCTTCAAGCTGTGGGCGCTCTCCGGTGAATCCGATGCGGGCGAGGCGTTAGGCCCAGAGTGTTCATCTTGATGTTCCATCATGGCCGCAGACGCGGAAAAGCCTGAGAAGTGACCGCCACTCACCCACCCGCAAACGCAACGAGCGACCACGCCTTCGCTCTCTTTCACCAACTTACCGCCGATCAATTTATGTTCAGACATCACTTCCCCTCCTGCTCTTGAGGGCTGGCGGCGAGGGCGCGATCAAGACGCTCGATCTCGGCAACGATAAGCGCGCCAGCACGAACCAAATTGCAGCGCCGATCTTTTGGCTTCCACCATTTGAGGTCCCAAGGCCAAAAATCGCTTAGTGCCAATAATCGGTCTTTGTTCCGACCATTAAAGCGTTCAGATATTACAAGGTGCCACTGGAACGGATGCAGGGCGTATACGGCGGCGGCAGTGGCCATGCTGCCGTCAGTGTGTGCATCGTCGTGTTCTGGCGTCCACCCTTCACCCCCGATTTGTCTCTGTCGCTCGGCTGCAATATCTGTCAGCGCCTCCCGCACATCGTTCCGCGTTCCGATGGCTGGCTGGGAGAGGGCGTCAAGTGCAGCCTCTATTTCCTCGGCTGCCTTCTTGCTGCTGACGATCCCCGAGCACGGCGCGATCTTCATGGCCGCAATACGCGATCGGGCGATCGCAACAATAGCGGCTGTGTCCTCCCTCACCGCGACTGAAGCGGAGACGGGACGGTCGGAGGATGGGAGTTCTTCGAATCGACCATCTTCAAATTCATCGGCGGGACGAACCCACATCGATCCATCAACCTCGGATCGATAGATCACCATCGGATCGAGATCGCTCAATCCGCCAGGGTCAAACGATTGGAGCTTGCCGCGCCCCACTTCAATGTAGGTCGTACCGCGCTTCTTGTGCCGCCAGCGCCGCTCCCCCTGGACATGAGCGGAGGCTGCGGCGCGAGTGCGAGCCACCAACTCCGAAATGACGCCCTTTCGGAAAGCCCAATCGGAATTTGCCGGATCATATTCGTTGATGAGCAATTGCAGCTCGTCCAGCATCGTCTGCGCGTCTGGATTGGTCATGGCTGTTGCTTTCCTTGGGCAAAAGTCGGCGCGGGATTGTATCCGTCGCGGATCAAGTCGATGATGTCCTCGATTGCATCAATGGCGTAATCCCGAGCGCTGGTGTATTGGATGTCTCGATCCTGAAACGTTCCGATCCAGGTCTCACAGATGGCCATGCAACGGTTCCGCTCGGCAGCTATTGCCACATCGATATGCGCCGCTAAATCGCGCGTCTCTGATGCTAGGACGCCGCTGTAAAGGCTGGCGATCTTCCAAGCAGTTTCGCTATCCTGGACAGGAGCGGAGGCTGCGGCGTGGGACGTCATCGCAGCGGGTACGTTGTCGGCCATTCTGGAATCCTCCTTTTTCTCGGTTGAATCGGGTCTGGATCGTCGCCGTAACAGCCGCGCTTGATGCCGCACAACGAGCAATGGGCGTAACAGCCCTGTTCGATTTTCGGCATGTCGTGCTTTGCCTGGCAGTCGTCGCAATAGGGGGCGATCACTGCCATTCTTGCGAGCCGTCCATTCGGTATCGGAGCGGGTCGCGCTTGGTCTCGCGGCGATGCTCGATCGCCTTGTTAGGGTCGGCGGTGCGCCAGTCGGGCCAGTCTCGGCGCTCGTTCTTGTCCTGTTTGGTCGCGATTGCCGCCGCGATCTGCTCGGGGGAGTGCCCCGCTCTCCAAGCGCCGTCGATCGCTAAAAGGATGACGTCCGTCCATTCGAAAACGTCGCTCGGCTTGCTCTCGATCTCGACAAGCTCCTTCCGGATGTGATCGACAACGCCTTGCAGTCTTGCGCCTGGTCCGAACGTTGCTCGGGAAAAGGCGCGCTGCCGGTATATGTGGGCGATTAGGTCAAACATTAGAACCCCCTCCATTTGTTGATGCCGCTCGATGCCTTGCGCTGCGGCGCGGCCTTCGCAAAACCTAGGCTCTTGATCTTCTGGCGCGGGCAGCTGATGCCAAGGTGGCGCTTGCGCACGCGCGCAACCTTGGCCTTTAGTTTCACGTCCAGCTTGGTCTTTGCCTTGTGGCAGGGGATGCAAAGCAGTTGAACGTTCGATTCGCGGTTCTCGCCGCCAAGGATGATCGGTATTGCGTGGTCGTATTGCAGGGCCGAAAGGCCGAGGATAGGCGGTTGGCAGCACTTCGCGCATTTGCCCTCCGCACGGTCATAGACGCGGATTTTCACCCGATCTGGAATCGGGCTGTCGTCGGTTTTGCCAATCCACTCGGGAACGCTGCGGCTCATGGGTTGCACTTCGGGCACGGCAACCCGCGCTTTGCTTCGGTCACGGTCTCGAATTCGATCCATCCCGATTGATGGCGGCACTTCGCGCACCGCATCTGAACATTTACGCCGCGCCACGATCCGCCATAACCGGCATCACTGACGTGCATTAGCTGGCCGCGGGTGCGGCGCTTCGGCTTTTCCAGTAGTTCACCCTGCCGGGCGTTCATGGCGCGATGCTCCCGGCGCTGTGACCCTCGATCATGAGCGGCGCCGATCTGGCGTCCAGCTCGCGCATAGCAACCTCTTTCGGGTCGCTCCACAAAACGCCATGCTCGGCGCCGAACGCATAAATAAGCTCGATTAGGTCGCTGAATTCCTCTTTCGTGAGGTCGGACGATGAGCGGCCAAGCCGGACAAAGCCGGTGTTGTCGAGATTCGGGACGGCGCGGAACTCGCGTTTCAGGCCGTCCATGAAAATCAGCTTCCAATCTTCCGTCCGGAGCCTGGCGCCGTGCCATGTGAGTTGCCGCGCAACGTCGGTCAGCATCGCCCATAGGCGATCATTCTGCGCCGGCGTGCGCTTCGGGGCCTTGAACTCAACGCGGGTTCGCTCCGGAGCGTTGGCAATCCAGATGCGAGCGCGGTTGCGATCTGCGGGTGTCGCGAGGACGATTTCAGCTCGGCCACTCATGCGAACGGCCTCAATGCCTCGGCGACCGTCCGTAGGCGGTCAAGCCTCGATCCCGGCTCCGTCCAGCCGTTGCAAAGAACGTCATGGGCCATCCGCACCCAAAGCGCGCCGGGCTCTGCGGCGTCGGCGCGGGGCAGCGCGTTCATGATCTCGGTTTCGAGCGCGATAACCTCGTTCACGCCGCGGCCCTCGCGCCGCGGGCTATGATCTGCGCCACGGCGTCGTCCAGCTCGGCGTTGAAACGGTCGATCTCGGTTGCAAGCCTCTGAATATAAGCCTCGTCTCGAAAGACACGCTTCACGAACAGCGGCATGCCGGGGCAGTACGAAACAAAATCCCACCATTTGCGGCGAGAAACCCAAAGGTTCCCTTGAAGCTGCGCGGTGTGAGTGGTCGGGACATCGCCCTTCAAGAGCAATTCGGCCTGTAGATGCGCCAGCCTGGTCTTGATCTCGGCGCCGCCGTCGTCGCCTATCAGGGCGTCCGGCGAGCAGCCGACTCGGCCGTTCCGGATGAAACCAACGCGGTCAAGCTGTGCGCCGGTCTCAAAGGCGTACAGGTCGCGGGCTTCGGGCTCCTGCTCGTGGCCGCGCTCAGTATGCTCGTTCGAAAAGTGTTCGGCCGGCTTGCCGGTGATGATCTCGCCGGCAAGTTTGAGCATGTAGGTTCGGCGGGTTTTGCCTTCGCCCTTCGCAAGCACGGTGGCGAAAGCGGAGGCGGTCGCGATGCCGCGGCGCGCCTCGAACCATTCTTCGGAGTTCTGATCGCAGTCGATAATTTGCACGGTGGCGCCTCTCAATAGGTGATTGAAACGTGGGGGATGCGGCCGGCGGCGATGTGGTCAACGATCGTTGAAACCAATTCGTCGCCTTCCTCGTCTGGCGTATCGTGGAACAAATACGCGACAAGCGCGGCCCCGATCTCCTTGTGAACCTTCGCGACGTGCTTCTTGTTCGCCTCGCGCTTGGCTGTCGCGCGTTCTTCGTCCGCCTTCGCCCTGGCGACGCGCTCGCGCTCCTGTTCGACGGCTCGGGCTGCGGCGGCGATCTTGTCCGCCTCGGCGCGTTCGGCTTGCGCCTGATCGTTCTTGGCCTGCTGATCGGCGCGGATGCGCTCGCGCTCTGCCGCTGCGGCCTGCTCGGCGGCTTGCCGCTCGGCCTTGGCCTTTTCCTCGGCGGCGATGCGATCGGCCTCGGCGCGCTCCGCTGCCTGTTTGCGGAGGGCCGCAAGCTCGGCGGCGTCGGCCTCGCGCTGTTCGGCAGCTTGCTCCATGGCGTCAAGCGTCGCTTTGGCCTCGGCATAGGCCGCGTCGGCGCGCTCTTTGAATTCCTGCCAGTCGCGGCAATCATAGAACGCGATCTCTGCGAAACGCTGCCGGATCATTTCTGCGGTCGGCGGCACGACAAAACGGGTTGATTCGATGATGACGCACAGCCCGGCCTCATGGTCTTTAACGCGCTCGGCTTCGGCCGCCTCCCACTCGGTCAACGGGCCGCGAACCTCGTCTTTCAGCGCGTCCAGCCGATCGCGGATGATTCGGCGCTCGGCGTCGATCGCGCCGGACTTTTTCTTGATCTCGGCAACCAGCTCCTTGCCCATGTCGTCAAGGGCGGTTTTCGAGCGCGCGATCTTGTAGGCGAGCGACTTGACGGCTTCGCGGCCGGCCTCGGTGGTGATGTCGCGCTCGATCGCGCGAACGTCGGTTTCGAGTTTGGAAATGATGCCTTCAACGCCTCCCGGCGCGAAAACGGTCGCCGGCGTCAATGGGTCGGTGTCGATGATAACGAGCGCGTTCATTTGGTCACCTTTTTGAATTGAGCGATTGCATTGACGCAGGCCGGGTAATGCTCGGCCGGGATGTCCTCGATTCGGCTCTGCTTCGCCCATGCGAGGAACGCCTTGCGGCTGGCGCCTTTTTCTTCGAGCGCGTCGATGAGGAAACCGGCCTGTTCGGCAGTGACCGAACCGGGCGGCGGGATGTAGGGCGCGGGCTCGGCCTCGGCCTCGCTGCCGTTGCCGTCGTCGTCCTGGGCAGCAGCAAGGCCAAGGGCGGCTTTCAGCGTGTAGCGCTGCAAATAGGTGATGGTCGATCCTACCTGCTGGATGGCGTTCTTTTTGCCGCTGTCGTCGCGGCCGGCGGTCAAGGTGGTTTCCTCGAAATGGCCGTCCCGGTGCGAAACAACGCACGTCACCATCACGGGCTCGTTGACGTTCGATGAAACGCGGAACCGATAAGACAGACCGTGTTCGCTCAAGATCGGGTCGACGGTGCGCGCGATCTCGGCCATGTCCTCATGGCTGTATTCGGTGCGGTCGCCGCCGGTCTTGTGGTCGAAACCGACGCGCTTGTTTTTCCGGATAACCGGGATTTTCGCCTTCGCGTCGGCCATCGCGTTGTCGAACGCCTTGCGGGCGGCAAGGCTGTCCATTTCCTTGAACAGCGCGACGGCCTCGCGGTACATTTCGACGTTGCCGCTTTTCATCGCGGCCTGAACGATGTCGAGCGGGGATGCGACGGGCGCGGCGCGCGGGATGCGGGCCGGCGCCGGGCCGGCGGTTGTGATCTCAACGGCGGACATTAGGCGGTCTCCTTTTCCTGCGCGGCGTGTGCGGCGCGATCTTCAACGATAGCCTGGTCGATCTGCTCAATCGCCCATGCGAGCTTTGCCCGGGCGCTGGCGAGAATGGTGGTCGCGCCGGCGATCTGCTCGGCGGACGGGTGCTTGATGTTGAATGCAAGGCCGTCCGCGTCGTGCGCGAGCCAGTCGGCATACATTTCGATCCGGGTTACTCGGAATTGGTCAACGCTCATGGCCGGCGCCTTTCAATGCCGCGCCTTTCAGCGCTCACGACCGAATAAGCGACGATGAAAAGCAGCAGCAATCCCAAGGCG